CACTACCACAATATACTAGCTGCCTTAACTTTGCTTTCTTATCAGGTGAGCTAAGCTACTTTGCTAAGTCTAATATTCAAAACTCAGTTTTTCCTTCTTTTGCTATGATGTTTCCTAAGAGACCACAGTCTGAGGAGGAGAAGCACATGATCAAAGAAACTATAGATAGAATGAAAGGGGCAGCCAATGCAGGTAAAGCTGTAGCCTTCTTTGCTAATTCTGCTGAGCAACTTCCTAAGATAGAAGCAATGCCTACTAATGGTAATGATAGCCTATTTCAAGAAGCTTCACAGCTGAACACTGAGCAGATATGCTTTGCTCACACAATAGATCCTATCTTAATGGGAGTAAGAACTACCGGTAGCTTAGGTGGTGGTGCAGATATTAAGCAGGCTTATGTTATTTTTGAAAAGAATGTAGTAATGGAGCTAAGGAGCTGTGTTCAGCATATCTTCAATGAGCTACTAACAATATCAAAGATACCTGCAGAGTTCACTATCAATAACTTCCAAGTCATAGATGAGTCTATAGTAGAATTAGAAGGTGATGCTTCTAGGATTAATAATCTAATCAGTGCTATGCATCCTACAGTAGCTCAGAAGATACTAGATAACATGACACCAAACGAGATACGAGCTTTAGCTGATTTGCCTGCCATTGAAACAACCCCAACAATAACACCTACTGTCTAATGCTATACTTCATAACAGAAACTTATCTAAAAGTTAATACACCTATAACTGCAAATGTGGATGTTACAGATGTAACACCATACATAGCTACTCAGGCAGCTCTTAGAGTACAGCCTATCTTAGGCACTACTTTCTATAACTATTTATTAACTCAGTATAATAACACAGCACTTAACCCTGATGAGATAAATTTAGTAGAGTTTATTCAACCAGTGATAGCTTGGAGATCTGCAGAAGATGCTGTCTTTGGTTTGACTTACCAACTTAAGAACAAAGGACTTCAAACACAATCAGGTGACTACTCAGCTAGTGTATCTCGTAATGAGGTAGCCTTTGGGATGGAGCACTACGCACAGAAAGCTAGCTTTTTTGAGCAGAGACTAATCAGATGGTTGCTAGTTAATAGAAATCTATTTCCTCAGTTTATCTCTACCACTAATCAAGATACTGATCTTAGGCCTATGTTTAATAACTGCAGCTGCATCACCCAATGGCAAACAACTTGCCTAGGCAACTGTGGTACATTCAGAGAAAACGGATACAATAACTCTATCTTAATACTCTAATGAAACTACAATTATCTATCTTACTATCCTCAATTCAAAAATACATTATTCAACTTTTCGCAGTGGTAGGTTCTTTCTTTTTACCAATATCAGGTATCTTATTTTTAATTGGGTTTGCTATTTTTGTAGATACGCTAACAGGGATATGGAAGTCTAAGAAGTTAGGTATCCCCATCACATCTCGTAAACTATCAGCCATTGTGTCTAAATTATTTTTATATGAGGTGGCTGTTATTGGCTTCTACCTGATAGATAAGTTTATCCTTAATGATATCATTCTACAATTTTTCTCAGTACCATTAATGCTTACAAAAATTCTATCCCTAGTGCTTTGTAGTATAGAAGTTATATCAATCTCAGAAAATTACAAGGCTGTAAAAGGCATAGATATATGGTCAGCGTTTAAGAATTTACTACAGAGATCTAAAGAAATTAAAAACGATATAGATGGAGTTAGATATAACAAAGATAGTACAACACCGTCTATCTAAGGATCAATACATAGATGAGCTTACTGACAAAAAACAGATCTATTTGCACCATACTGCAGGAGGACCTGATGCTGTTAATGTAGCTAAATTTTTTAACAATCAAGTAGGCAAAGTAGCAACTGCTTTTATCATTGGTGCAAGAGGTACAATCGTGCAATGCTTTAGCTCTAAAAATTGGGCTTATCACCTGGGCCTTAAACAAGAGATATTCACTGAGTCAGGAGTACCATACAAGAGCCTAGATAAGATATCAGTAGGCATAGAGATATGCAACTATGGCCCATTGACTAAAAGGAATGGATACTACTACAATTATGTAGGTGGTAAAGTAGACTATACTGAGGTGACTATCTTAGATAAAAAGTATAAAGGGCATATCTATTGGCAGAAGTATACAGATGCACAAATAGAGTCTACTCGGCAGCTGCTAGTCTACCTTTGTGATCAGTACAAAATACCTCGGACTTACTTTGCTACCATCTTTGATATTGATAAAAGAGCTTTGCGTGGTGAAAGTGGTATATTTACCCACAATTCAGTGAGAAAGGATAAGAGTGACATCTATCCATGCCCACGAATGATAACAATGTTAGAGAGCTTATGAGACACTTACTATCCATTCTGATATTATCCCTACTATTTAGCTGTTCAGACGCTAAGAAAGCACAATACCACTATAAGAAGGCACTTAAGTATGGTCTAGAGTTAGTGCAGGATAGTGATACCATTAGAATAATCTCAGTAGATAGCATACCAGTGGTGGTAAATGATACGATTATATGGGAGAAAATCATAACTACTAAGGATACTATCATTAATTTTAAGAATGTATATGTGCCTAAGACCAGGTGGCAAACTAAGATAGAATATAGATACAAAACACAAATCTTAAAGCAGGATGTTTTGAAGTATAAGTATATCTACAAAACTGAAAAAAAACAAAAGGCCAAAACTAATTGGATGCTCCTAGTATGGGGCTTTATTATAGGAGTACTCCTGTCATTCGTTACTAGACTTTTACTAAAACTATACCTCCCCTTTTAATGATAAGAAAAAGATTGTTTTTTGACATTGAGACAAGTTTTAATGTTGGAATATTTTGGCGAAGTGGTTATAATTTAAACATTAATCCTGGAGACATTATACACGAGAGAGCCATCATATGCATATGCTATAAGTGGGAAGGTCAAGACGAGGTACATAGTTTAGAATGGGACTCAAAGCAATCTGACAAGGCAATGTTAAAGAAGTTTTTAAAGGTTATGGCTCAAGCTAACGAGATTGTGGCTCATAATGGCGATCGTTTTGATATGAAATGGATTAGAACTAGGTGCTTATTTCACAATTTAGGAATGCCTCCAATACATAATACAATTGATACTCTTAAAGAGGCTAAGAGATATTTTAACTTTAACTCTAATAAACTTGACTACATAGCTAAATTTTTAGGTGTAGGTGCTAAGATGGACACAGGTGGCCTTGATTTGTGGAAAGACATCGTATTTAAAAAATCACCTGAGGCAATGGCTAAGATGGTGGCTTATTGTAAGATGGATGTGACAGTACTAGAAAGTGTCTTTGATAAGCTTAATTCATACACACAATCAAAGGTTAATTATGCTGTATTAACAGGAGGAGACAAATTTGATTGCCCTCAATGTGGTACTACTAACATACGTTATAATAAGAAAGTCACTACCTCAGCAGGTACAATTCACCATTGGTTAATATGTAACCCTTGTAACAAATATTTTAAAGTGAATAATAAAACTTATGAAGATTGGGTAAAGTATAGGATAATAAAGAAAAATATTTCGTAAGTTTGCACCAGGTTAATGTGATCAATATATTAGCTCATAGCCCCCTATATCTTTGGTTAGTTTGGTAGGGGGTTATTTTTTTGCACAATAAACTGAGTAGGTTTAGTAAGCAATTCTGCCAAGATTTGTGACGGTTATAGCCATCATAATAGCTAGAATAATGGCATAATGTATAATATAGCTAACATATTACCTACTTTTTGTAAAGTATATTTAAGGTTATTCCCTGATTTTCTCATGTCCAAATTATTGTATTTTCTATACATGATAGGCTTTTATGTTCACATTCCTTATTTAGAATGATTATTGATAACGTATAATTGTAAACAATTCATTGTAAGTACGTATATTTGTCTAAACCAATAAAAACTAACCAATGACAACAGAACAAATGAAAGCCACTATCCTCCTCTATTCAATAGAGTTGAGAGATGAGTACAATGAAATGGTAGGAGCATTCGGGCATACAGATCCTGCAGCTCAAAGACTACAAACCAAGTATGCAACTGTATTAGTATTAATCGAAAAACTAGGACTAGATGAGAACTATTGATTTTATCCAGGGCTTAGCAGCCTTGACACTCTTTTTAGTAGGAATGTATATATCCTGTGCACTATGAGCTACGAGATAGACTACTTGAAAAAAGGCTACATCAATGTATGGTGGGCTTCTGAGGATGGAGGTATCATATACACTGCTGAGTTTAGATGCTACTTTGTTGAGGAGGGTATCTATGAAGCTTTGCTAGTAGACAGTTATCAAAGAGGTAAAAATTACATAATATTTACACCCTTGACTAGCAAAGAGCTACAAGAGACAACCCAACTTGTAGAAGAGTGGGCTTACAATAACCCTGAATGTATATAAATATGGAAACTAACGAAAACACATTTACCCCTACCACTTTTAGTCTTAAAAGGAAGATGCAATGGTGGAGAGAGCAGAGCTCAACAGATGATAAAGGTGGAAGCTTCAACCTGGAGCTGTACCTAGACTATTTAAGTGAGCAAGACTTTAACGAAATAAAACAAGAGAAATGAAACGCTATAAAGTAACCTACAACTATTTTGAAAGTGGTAAGAAAATGGTAGGCACCAGGATCTTAGAGGCCTTAGACAAAGAGCACGCTTTACAACTTATGGCCATGTGGCCTAGACTAATACTTAAAGTTGAGACCTTATGAAAACAATTAAAGTAGGGAGTGACTTCTCAGGAGTAGGAGCATTTAATCAAGCACTAACTAGATTAGGCATTGAATATCAAGAAGTATATGCCTGTGATATGGATAAGTATGCAAGACAAACTTTTATACATAATTATGGAGAGCCTAAATACTACCCATTGAATGTATACGATAGAGAGATACCATCAGAAAGCCTAGATATATATATGACCTCTCCACCTTGTCAAGCATTTAGTATGGCAGGTAAGAGATTAGGTAAAGAGGATAAAAGAGGTATTTTATTCTTTAATAGTTTAAAATTTATACAGGTTAATAATCCACGTTTCTTTATTTTTGAGAATGTAAGAGGATTACTATCTCACGATAAAGAAAATAAAAAAGATAAAATAGGTAAAACATTTAAAGAGTGGATAGATTATCTAGGAGGCAAGTCTATAAATGGTGTAATTAATGAACACTCAATAGATGGAGCTGTACCTTATCATCTACATTACAAAGTATTAAATGCTAAAAAACATGGAGTACCTCAGAATAGAGAAAGAGTATTTTTAATAGGCATTAGAGATGATCAGGATAATACATTCACATGGCCAGCTGAGGAGGAGTTAACTAAAAGATTAAAGAATGTACTTGAGCCTACTGTAGATGATAAGTATTTTTTGAGTAATGAAAGAATTAATTATTTAGTTAGGCATCAGGTAAATAAAAACATTTTAATTGATGATATTCCAAATGAGTCAAAAACTTGTATTGCTAGTTATTACAAACAACCTAGAGATTGTCAATATCTTAAAATAAAATCAGGCACAGCTAAAGGATATGATGAGGCTACTGAGGGAGATAGTATTAATCTTTCATTCCCAGGATCTGAAACTAGAAGAGGTAGAGTAGGTAAACAAGTGGCTCAGACATTGGATACTGCTTGTAATCAGGGAGTGATGATAGGTGCATTCAGAGGTCGTAATCCTAACAATGCATCTGATAGAACAACGGGAGCTCCAACAGAGCAGAGATTGGAAATAAACCAACAAGGTACAAGCAATGCTATTACAACTGTTCAAAAGGATAATGTGGTAGTACAATTAAATCCAAGTTTAGAAAGTGGTGGTCAGCAACCTTATCAACAAAATAGAATTTTTGATATTAATGGTATTTCACCTGCAATATTAGCAAATTTAGGAGGGGATAGAAATCATAATATTAATGATTATCGGATTAGAAGATTAACACCTAGAGAATGCTTTAGACTTATGGATTTCCCTGATACTTTTAGTTGGCCTGTATCTGATAGTCAAGCATACAAGCAAGCAGGGAATAGTATAGTAGTTAGAGTATTAGAAAAAATAATTAAAAATTTACCATTATGACTAGACTAGAAGAGATACAGGCTATCATAGACAAGTATGATCTAAAACAAAAAAGCAGATATATGCATCTGATCTATCGGAGGTATTACCTCTATAAAGTACTCAAAAGGGATGGCATGACCTTATCTCAGATTGGTAGGCTGTTTGAGCAAACTCATGCAACTGTCATAAATGGGATAGCAAAGCATGACACGTACATGAAATACAAGGATAGCTCTTATATGATGCATACCTTAGAATTAAGAGAGCAGTTTGTGCTACCTCAATACTATAAGCCATTAAAGCAGAGGGTATTAGAATGTGTAAGCCTGGAGAAATTAGAGAAACTTAAAGAGCAGATTAGATGCAATTATTATTAACTGTGCAAAGTGAAAATAGGAAAAATAAGTTTGCACATAACATTGCACATAAAATGGTATTGATAATCAGATACTTAAGGGCAAAAGTGCAAAGTTTTGATAAAAAGCCCCTACCCTATATATAATGTACTACCACTTGAAAAAAAAAAAAGTAAAAAAAAAGTCAAACTTTGCACAAAGCCACGCCAGTACTAGGGGAAGGTGTGCAAAGTGGGGTGCAAAGTTGATTGTTAATAAAAAAAGATTGCACATTTTGTATCAGTATTGAATTAATTAATATATTTGTCAAGATAATCACCCTGATTAACAAAACATTTTGAGAGTATAAACCCCTGCCATCTTATCATAGGGTGATTTATCGGCAGGGGCTCTCTTTAATATAGGAAAAATATGAACTTAATTGACTATGCTAATGAGCTCCAAAGTGAAGGACTTAACCCTCTACCACTTAAAGATAATAAAGCCCCAATGCTTGAAGCAGGGCATAAGTTTTTATATGAGCCTATTGATAATATAGAAAATAGATTTTCTAATGCTCAAAAAATAGGTATAGCTTGTGGCTTAGTTAGTGAATTTTACTGTATTGATTTTGATGCTCATAATGATGAGGATATAAGTGAGATATATAATGATTTTATAGCTGTACCTTCTGTAGCTAATATGATATCTGAGGGTATGCTATCCTGTTACTCTACTGCAGGAGGTGGATATCATGTATATTTTAGAAGTAAGGATAAGATTAATGGCCAGGTGTTTTCTAAATATAGCACAGGATCTACAATGGTAGAGCTTCGAGGCAATGGGCAGTATGCTGCCTGCTATCCATCTACAGGATATACTAAGGTTAAAGGTGATGAGTACATTAAGCTAAGTTATTTTGAGGATGATATTAATAATCTATTTGATCTAATCAAATCATATAACCAACATCACTCTATTACTTTACCTCATAAAAATACTACAGATAAAAAGTGGGCAGAGACTTGGAAAGATACTACTCCTGATGGGAAGTATAATCTAGAAGGTGAGGAAGAGGCTAAGGAGCTGCTAAAGAAAATAGGGTGGCAGTTTTGTAAGAAGAGAGCTGATGGATCAGAGTACTGGACTAGGCCTAACAAAGATATTAAAGATGGCTTCTCAGCTACTTTCGGACATCAAAAGAGTATGTTCTATATTTTTAGTGAAGATGGCAGCTCTATTGAGCCCTTTAATAGCAAACAAAGCTATTCACCATTTAACATCTACACCTTAGTTAATCACCAGGGAGATTGGAAAAAAGCTAAGGATGAATTGAAATTAAGGTATAATATGCCTGATGATGACTTTTGGAGTACTACACAAAATGGAGCTTACAATTTGAATAACTTAAGATTTAAGAAGTTTCTAGATAATCATGACTTTTTTAAGAACAGCCCTGAACCTAATGGCACATTTCAGATGATTAAAAAAGAAGGTATATTCTTAAATCAAGTATTTGAGAAGGATGTAAAAGATTACGTTCTAGATTACATATTAGATAATAAGAAACCTGAAGGAGTATACAACCTGATGAGTGGCAACCTTAAGTTTTTTAAGAGGGAGTTTTTAGGTATATTGAGCAGCAGAGATATATCCCTACTGAAAGATACTAAAGATTGTGCCTACTTATTTTATACAAATTGCATAGTTAAGGTTACACAAACTGATAAGGAGGTGCTATCTTATGCCGATATGGATCTATCTATATGGAGAGACCAGGTGATAGATAGAGATTTTGTAAAAGTAGATCATCACAAATCAGAATTTCGCACTTTTATTTGGAATATTTCAGGCAAAGATAGAGATAAGTACAAAGCATTTCAGACTGTTATAGGTTACCTCCTGCACAGCTATAAGGATAGAAGTAACAATAAAGCAATTATCTTTAATGATGAGGCAATATCTGATGTACCTAATGGTAGAAGTGGGAAAGGTTTGTTTTGGAATGCAATGGGCCATCTTAAGAAGGTGCAGAGTTTAGATGGTAAGACCTTTGATTTTCTTAATAAGTTTCCTTATCAAAATGTATCTACTGCTTGTCAGATATTAGTATTTGATGATGTAAAAAAGAAGTTTAATTTTGAGAGCTTATTCAGTGTGATCACTGAGGGCATCACCATTGAGTACAAAGGTAAGGATAGTATAAAGCTAGATGTAACTAACAGCCCTAAGATAATCATTACCACTAACTACACCATATCAGGTAACAGTGCATCCTTTAATGCTAGAAAGTATGAAGTAGAGATGGCTAATACATTTAGTGATAAATATACTCCTGTAGATCTATTTGGACATGAGCTATTTAATGAGTGGGATGATCAGGAATGGGCCTGTTTTGATAACTACTGCCAGGAGTGCATACAGATCTATCTAAACAAAGGGCTTATACCTATGCCTACTAAGAATTTAGAATATAGAAAGATATTAGATGATATCAGTAGTGAGATGTACTTCTTTTTTGAGGACCTTAAAGCTGATACTTTCTACTCAGTTAAAGAGGAGCTCTTTGATAGCTTTAATAATAGGTTCCCTGAAAAGAGAAGTTATACTACTCAGAATAAGATAACCATTAATTTTAGAAAGTGGTGCGAATATAAAGGATATAAGCCTGATGATAATAGGAATGGAGGAAGCACTAAGTTATCGTATAGCTTACAGGAAAAAATAGAACAGGAAGAGGATATATGGGATGAATTAAATAAACAAGCAAATAGTATAAACAATTAAAAACAAACAATTATGAAAAAAGGAATGACAACTAGAAAAATAACTAAGGAATTTATATCAGCAAATTTTTTAGAGACAACAGTAGAACACAATGGATGTCAGGGAGGAGATGCAGGGCATGGAGGATTTATAAAAATAACCTTTGAAAATATATCATCTACTATGATGCTAGTTAATGGTGAAAGATGTGAAAAATTTAGTTTTGAATTTCAAGGATCTGCTGAAAGGGATACATTAATAGACTCTTTAGAGATGATCTTAGATGAGTTAAAAAATAATAAGAGAATATAATAATATGATGACTATAGAAGAGAAAAGGAAAAGAGATAAGATAAATAGAGAAAAATACAAAGAGCAAAGGAAACTAGCTGCGTGGATTAAATTTAAAAAACAATGGGAAAATGAACAAACAAAACAAACAAAGACTTCATGAGCTTGAGGAGAAGTATATGAGTTACCGGTACCCATCAGCACCTGGGCACATCATCCCCTTCACTAAGTACTCAGATGCTACAGCTAATGGTTTGACTAGATGCATCACTGACTTTCTTAATCACTCTAAGCACCAAGCTGAAAGGATTAATACAATGGGTGTATTTAGGCAAAGCTATAGAACCGATGGCACTAAGACTGCAGGGCAGTGGACCAAGGGCACAGGTACTCCAGGATCTGCAGATATATCTGCTACTATTTATGGTAGATCTGTAAAGATAGAAGTGAAGATTGGTAAGGATAAACAGTCAGTAGTGCAGAAAGAATATCAGAAGATGATAGAAGCTGCAGGAGGTATCTATATTATTAGTAAGACCTTTGATGATTTTGTTGAGTGGTATGATAATTTTTGCCTAGACAAATAGATAAAGGATAAGGGGTAAAAGTTACCCCATTACTTAAATAGAAATGATATGAAAACAATAACTAAATCAGTAATTAAACTGTCTGATATTCCAGAGCATTTACAACAAAATGAAGTTCTACAAGGACACAAGGAGCATACATATGCAGAATTTCATATTGATGGCTCAGAACAAGATGATTTAACCTTGTGGCTATTGAGTAAGTACCCTACTTTAAGAAGGAAGATAAGTTTTTTAATTCACATTACTTAAATAGAAATGATATAACTAGCCAAAACTATAAAATTTAACCACCTTTGGCGAAGTATAATAACTAATGATATGAAAGCTACCTTAGAATTTAACCTACCTGAGGACCAAGATGATTTTAACTACGCTACCAATGGCTTTAACTATTACATGGCACTTGTAGAGATGGATCAGTGGTTACGAGGTGAGTACAAGTACAATGGTAAAGAGGAAATGTATGAGGTAAGGGAAAAGCTTAGAGAAATAATTTTAGAAAATAATGTGAAAATAGAATAATAAGTAGTATATTTGTAAACAATTAATAAACTAACCAATGGAAAAAACAACAACTAAGGCTGTAAAGCCTCAGGAGGTTGAGCAGCAGCCTGCTCCCTTCTATGTTCGCCTTCACAAGGCAAAACAACTAATCGGTAAAGTACATAAGAATGCTACTAACCCCCATTTCAAGAAGTCTTATGCAGATATCAATAGTATCCTAGAAACTGTTGAGCCTATCCTATTACAGCATGATCTACTTTTACTGCAGCCTATAGATGGTGGTAGTGTATGCACTCAGATTGTATGTATCTACACTGGCTTTAGTATCTCTAGCTGTATGGCTATGGACTTAACCCTCAATGCACAGCAGCAGGGGAGTCAAATTTCCTACTTTCGTAGGTACACCATCCAAGCTCTGCTCACTCTTCAGGCAACTGATGATGATGGCCACGTAGCTACAACTGCTAAACCTAAGATAGATGCAAAGAGATTTGCTGAGGCTGTTAAGGCTATTGCTGATGGTAAATTCACTGTAGAGAAACTTAAAGAGAGCTTTGACTTGAATGATACTCAGATTAATTCACTGTTGCTAATACCTATGATATGAAAATTAGATGCTCAGCTATAGGTAAGATAATGACTTCACCCAAAACTAAAGGGGAGGTACTATCACAAACAACTAAAACGTATATTCAGGGCTTAGCCCTGGCACACGTTTATGGTATCAGAAAAGAGTTTACTAGTAAGTATACTGATAAGGGCAATGAGTGTGAGGATATGTGCCTCAGCTTTGTAATGGATGTAATAGACAAGGGCTTTATATTTAAGAACGAAGAGCACTTCACTAATGATTGGCTAACCGGTACACCGGATGTAGTCACTGATCAGGTGCTAGTAGATGTAAAGAACTCATGGAGTGGTAGCACTTTCCCATGGTTTGATACTGAATGCCCTAACAAAGATTACTACTACCAACTTCAAGGCTATATGTGGCTAACAGATAAACAAGAGGCTTTACTTTGTTACTGCCTTACTAATACACCCCATGCTATCGTAGAGCAGGAGGTAAAGAGTGCACACTATAAGTTAGGGTTAATGGAGGAGAGCCTGGACTTAAGAGACCAGGTGCAAAAACAGCACAGCTTTAATCATATCCCTGATGCTAAGAGAGTAAAGACCTTTGTAATTGAAAGGGATGATGAGGTGATAGAGCAGATAAAGGTGAGGGTAGAACAATGTAGAGAATATTTTAACGAACTAACAAAACAATTATGATACAAAGAGAAGAGTTTAAGGAGAAGGCTATACTAGTGGCTATGGAAGCACTAATGCTAAGCCAACAAGGGATAAGCCCTAACTATGTGGCTAAGAAAGCCCTAGAGTATGCTGAAGCTATCACACTAGAGGTGTGTGGTGAGGAGTTACCTATCATCAAAGAACGTAGGTTATGATTATCCTACTAACAATATTACTTACCCCTGCTGTGGTGTGGGGGTGGGTACTTACAATCAATTATTTATTAACAAATTTTAACAACGATTAACATGGAAACTAAGAACAACACAGGTGCTATCTTTAAGAACGACAAAAAGACAAGCGAAACTCATCCTGACTACAAAGGGAAGGTAAATGTAAACGGTAAAGATATGGAGGTAGCTCTATGGCTTAAAGAAAGTAAGACAGGTATAAAGTACTTTAGTACTACTTTTCAAGAGCCATACGTTAAGCCAGTGCATACAGAGATACCTTTAATGCCAGATGACTCTGATGATGATTTGCCATTCTAAATAATTTGATTATATTTGAGCTATGATATTACTAGCTCTGATACCTTTAGCGTGGTGGTTTGTTACTTTTGAACCATTACAAGCAACTTTTAACTACTTATTTAAGTATAACACCAGGTATCCAATAGCCATACATATACACTCTGCACTGAGCTGTATTAAATGTGTGGCTTTTTGGCTTACTATATTTTGTACCTTTGATTTTATCCTGGCTTGTCAGGCTGCACTAATTGCTTATATACTAGATGAATGTTTACAGAAGCTGAGATAGAACTCGTAGATACAATAGCAAAGTTACCTGATAGTGAAAGGTATACTAAGTACAGCTGTATCAAATTGTATAAGATAAAAGAGAAATACGAAGGTAGACAGCCTAGGGAGTGCTTTTGTGCTTCTGTTCGTAGGAGAATATGGTCCAAGGACTTTATGCAATGGTATGAAAAGAGCCTTAGACAAGTACATTAGCAGCAACTATGCTGAGGTGAGGGCATACACTGCCTACTTTCTATCTAAGATGGGTAGCTACATCGACGCTGATACTGTTATCAATAACTCATATCTTCATGTGGTTAATATAGATGGTGATCCTGACAAGGTAAAAGGCTATCTACTCAATACAATTAAGTATCAGATCCTATGGAGTACATCAAAGAGCCACCGAGATGATAAGATAACAGCAATTGAGCACCCCAACACTGAACCTGCAGATGATGATGATTTAGTGCATAAGCTTAGGGAGGATAGAGCCTACTCTTTTAACAAAGGTTTGATAGAGATCTATCGTAATGAGATAACAGATAAGATACAGCTAATAGTGTTTGAAGCTTACATAGATAAAGGATATATTACTAGTAGAGCTATGGCTATCTATTTCGGTATTACTCATACTTCTGCTTACTACTTAATAAAGGAATTGAAACAAAATATAAACAAATTACAATATAGGTATGAAGTGGAGCCAAGTTATTAGTATCTTTAGCCTATTATTAGCTCTGAGCTGTGGCCTTGCATTGTTTACATTAGACTTTGTTTGGGCTTCAAGAGCTGCAGGATTATGGATAGCATTTTATTATACATTTTTAATTTTAGTACAGTATGAAAACAAAGAATGAATACTTAGGTCAGTACATCACTACCTACAATGGCAACTATGAAAACACGATTGAAGTAACTGAAGAGATGGCTAATGAGCATAAGTACTATACCTCTATTGGGTTAGGTTACTTGTTTGAAGAGAGCACTCCTAAGGTAAAGTATAAAGGGGTAGAAAATGAAAAAGCAGATTAGCTCTACTTCGACACTATCTAAGCCCAAGGTTAAGAGACCAGGTGTACACGCTAAGACTAAAAACTCTAAGCTTAAAGCATCTAAGAATTATGTTAAACAATATAAACAGCAGGGATAATGAGACCTAAGCATATTGAAACCCCTGAGAAAATGTGGGAGCTATTTGAGGGATATAGATCCTGGTGTAAATCTACACCTAGATACAGTTACAGCTTATCTACTAAAACAGGTGAGGCTACAGCTATACCTTTGGAGAGACCATTAACACAGGTAGGGTTTAGAAGTTATGCTGCTGATAAGAGCTGTACGGTTACTGATTACTTTGCTAATACTGATGGGAGATATTCTGAGTATACCACAATCTGCTCACGCATAGAGGAGGCAATCAGAATGGATCAGATAGAAGGTGGAATGGTGGGCCAATATAATGCATCCATCACTCAAAGAATAAATGCACTGAAAGAGCACACAGATGTAACCAGTGGTGATGAGAAGATAAGTGCTATTACTGTTACTATAGTTAAGTAGTAGTAGTAGTATAATAATAATAATAACAATATAGTATCTAACTAGGTACTAGCTTTGCTATGGATATAAAAGCGACTGCAATCTTTGAACGTAACTATGAGGCCATAGCAGGAGACAAACGTTTCATAATTAATGAGGGAGGCTCCCGTTCATCTAAGACTTACAGCCTTTGTCAGCTGATGATTATCTACTGCCTGCAGAATAACAATAAGGTGGTGTCAGTAATTAGAAAAACCTTCCCTGCCCTACGTGCTACAGTACTTAGAGACTTCATAGAGATACTAAAAGATATAGGGCTGTATAAGCAAGAGATGCATAACAAGTCTGAGCACATCTATACCTTTGCCAATGGATCTATGGTAGAGTTTTTCTCAGTAGATGATGAGCAAAAGATAAGAGGTAGGAAGAGGGATATAGCCTGGTGCAATGAAGCCAATGAGCTGTACTTCGATGACTTCACTCAGCTGAATATGAGAACCGAGGACAAGCTTATCTTTGACTATAACCCTAGTGATAGTGCATCATGGTTATATGAGCTACCTGCTGAGGATAGCGTGAAGATAAAGAGCACCTACAAAGATAACCCCTTCCTACCTGAAAGCATCAAAGCTCAGATAGAGGATCTAGCTAGAACAGATGAGGCACTCTATCAGATCTATGCCCTAGGTGAGAAGGCAATCTCTAAGAGTAACATCTATTCTCAGTGGAGCTTCGTAGCTCATAGGCCTGCTAAGTTTGTTAAGTACGTATACGGATTAGATTTTGGATACAATCACCCCACAGCTTTGATGAGGGTGTACTACTGTGATAATGATATCTACATAGAGCCTGTGATATATGAGAGCTACCTGACTACCACAATGCTCATAGAGAAGTTAGCTACCCTGAACATAGAACAAACGGTAACCATCTTAGCAGATTACTCTAGGCCTGAAATAATACAGGAGATGAACATAGCAGGGTATGATGTTCAGAATGCTAACAAGGTGGTAAAGAAAGGCATAGATAACCTTAAGACCTTTGGAGTATTTTGCCAGGATGATAAGGCCATAAGAAGGGAGTATGAGAACTATAAGTGGAAGAAGATAGGTGACTTTATAACTGATGAGCCTGTCAAACTATTTGATGATGCAATGGATGCCATCCGTTATGCCACTACTCACATAAGGCAGGAGTACTACACTGATGACAGCTACTATGCATTCTGATATACTACATAAGATACAAGTGGTGCAAGCTTTCATATACCATAAGACAGGTAAGCAAGTGAGGATAGTATTCAATAGACCTGATAGGATGCAGCTGCACCTTCAGATGTTAGAGCAAGCTTATGCTGTGGCCATGGCTGAGTTTAAAAACAAATAACCAATTAAAATAATATAGGTATGGCAATTTCACAAATAGCAATAGCGCAGCCTTTAATGCCTGCATACAACCCTATCAAGTATATCTATGATAGCAACAATAATAACCTACAAGGTTTTAAGTATATCTTTGATATCTATGAAAGTGGTACAGCTAACAAGATAGCAGAGTACAGGGTAATGCCTATGTATGGCACAGGTTATGGTGAGGTAGATCTATCGAAGCTCTTACAGGCTCAGGTAAGCTATGACTTAAACCTAACCAACACCTCAGCATATAACGCAGTCAACAGCCATTATCAGTATGATGTAAAGGTAGGCGAAGAGTATCTTACTAGCACGACATGGAGTACCTTATTAATGAATGGTGGAGGTTATACATGGATAAGCGTACCTAATACATTTGTGGCAGGTGATCAGATTAACATCACACAAAATGCACCTGGTGCTACAGCTAATCCAAACCTAGAAGGGCTTTTGACTGTGATATCTGTAGGACCAGGCTATCTAATAGTAAGCTGCCCATGGTTAACTATAACAGCTGCAGGATTAGGAGGTGTTATCACTTATGCAGATAATAGAAAGACAGTGACTAGAAACATGATGACAGCTATTAAAAAGTTTGTATTCAACGGAGCTATCAGATGGGTAGAGTGGCCTTCTTATGACTATGATGAGTTTATGCTTAACAACGTAACGGATAGACTACTTACTAACCTTCCCCCTGATAATTTCTATGCTACCTTATCCCAGGATCTATGGGTTAATGCTGTAGCTAATGGATCACCTACTTCCCCTGACACTATGTTCTTTCAGACTAGTGATGGTGATACATTTGAAAAGAACGTAACAGCAGTAGATCATGTTAGTGGTATATCAATAGGGCCTAACAACTATGGCTTACTATCTGTAGTATCAGGTGCCCTACCAATGATTAAGCCTACCACCGAATGGTACACAGTACGCTATGAAAGGAATGGTGTGCCTTCCTCAAAACAATACAAGGTTAACATAGATAGAAGGGTAAGAACAGTAGAGCACAGTATTTTATTCTTAGATCGTATGGGCTCATGGGGTAGCTTTGCTTTTACAGGAAGGGCATACACTACAGGTAACATAACACGTGAGCAGTTTAATAAGGATGTGCCAGGATATGTTGAGGTTGCAGGGATAGATAGATGGTTGTATAAAACTACTGAGACAGGAATGACTAACACTTACATCTCTACTGATACTACCATAGCACTCAATACTGATTGGATGAACCAGGAAATGGCTTTATACTTCACTGAGTTAATCAGCTCCCCTAACACTTACATTAAGATTAGCAACTATGATGAAGATTGTGAGCTACCTGAGAGTGAACAGTATGTGAGCTGTACTATAGTTACTTCTACCTTTGAAGAGTTTAAGCAACGCAATAAGAATTTGATAAAGCAAAGCATAGTAGTTAAGTTAGCTAATAACAATATAGTAAACTCTTAAGATGGTAAGGATACAACTAGCAACAGGCTACTTAGATGTTAAGGAGGGTACAGCCTTCCCTTTGAACTTCCAAGTGGGAGATATTAGAGATGTATCTAAGAGACAAGGTAACTACTCTAAGACTATCACTCTTACAGGATCTAAGAATAACAATAACTTACTCAACCATTACTATGATGTAAATATAGTGGAGGGTACGTTTAACATTAATGCTCTTACTACAGGATCAGTTATTCAGGATGGCATACCTATCATGGAGGATGTATCTATACAGCTCACCTCAGTTAAGAAGGCTCAGATGACTGATGGATATGAGGAGCACGTAGAGTATGAGGTATTGATAAAAGATAGTAAAGCAGATTTTTTCACAGCCATTGCTAACAAGGACCTAACTGATATTGACTTCTCAGACTTTAACCATACGTATGATGCACTCAATGTAGTTAATAGATTTGATAACACTATAGTAGAGGGCTTCAAGTATTTTCTTCCTGCTAACTCAACATACACATACAACACTCAAGAGTTTAAGCCTGCCATCTTTGCTAAGGTATACTTTGATAGAATTTTCGCTGATGCTGGGTTTAGTTATGATTGGCCTACGTTAGTTCATGATAGATTTGATAAGCTTTTCATACCTTACAATGGAGGGGTAGATAACTTTGACTACAATGACTATTTGGTAAAAGCAGAGATTACAACACCCACTACTTTCAATAGCACTTATTCTAGTCAGGGAATTACACGTATCGGACAATCAACAAGTAACATAGGCCCGACTACTAAGGTTAACATAATAAACTGGACTGAACTAGAAGATCCTCAGAGTATTTTTATCAACGCTTTAGGAGTATACATTCCACCTTTTACCATAAGCTCAGCTAACTCACAGCAGTATGATTATAGTATTACTATGACTTATGAGCTGAATATAGTTAATAACACAGCTTTTACTTTTTATGGTGCTTATGGCAATGGTTTTAGTACTACAGCAGCTCCTGTATTTTATACACCTTATTTAGCAGTGAGTTCAGGCAGTCTAGTTCAACCTATAATACCTGCTTTTATTTATACAAATACTAACCCAACTATTGGTTCTTTAGCTGCTATCCATGCTGTGGAATGCCCTTTAACTTTAGCTCCAAGTAGTACTACTAATTTAACAACTCAAACTATACAGGTTAGTCTACCACTTACATACCCAACTCTTAACAGTGGATCTAATAGTACTTTAGGTATAAATGTGCAGCAACAGAACATACTAATAGGTGGTAACAATACCGTTAGGACATGGAGAAGAGGATCAATAGCAGGGCCATTATCAAGTGCTAATCAGATAAGAATACAGGCTGTAATAACAAACATACAACTAACCATAGTGCCTAGCAGTAACATATACACCATTGGTGGTACGATAGATGTTAATGATTATGTACCTAAGAAGATTAAGCAAAGTGACTTTATCAAGTCTATCTTTAATATGTATAACATCTATGCTACAGTAGATACTAACCAACCAAACAAACTGATAATTCAAAATAGAGATGATTTCTATGATAGTGGTGTGGAGGTAGACTGGACTGAGAAACTTGCTAAGGACCAGGAACAAGAGCTATCCTTTCTACCTGAACTAACAGCAAAGAAAGTTATCCTGACTTATGCACCTGATAAAGACGCACCTAATACAACTTATACAAATGCTACTAGCGATATCTACGGACAAGCTGAGGTGGTCTTTGATAATGAGTATGTTAAGAATGTAGAAACTAAGCCTATACTATTTTCACCTACTCCTGTTATTAAAACTTTGTTCGGAGCTTTTGTGCCTATGATAGCAGGTGCTGCACCTGAGACAAACATAAGGATCTTATACGATAAGACTGTAGCAGGGCAACCCCTTGCCACTTGTGGACAATATAGCATATTAGACGTTGGATCTGTAGGGCAAAGTAACTTGACTATCTATCCATTAGTAGGCCACTTTGATGATCCATTAACACCAAGCTTTGATATTAACTTTGCTATTTGTGATTTCTACTATTACCAAACTACTAGCCTAACAGATAACAATCTATACAATAGATATTGGAGAAGGACCATGGGGCAGATTAACAATGGTAAGATGCTTATAGCTAACTTTGATTTGAAGGAGAATGATATCCAAGCTCTTAAGTTAAATGATAAGATTAGAATAGATAATTCATGGTGGAATATCAATAAGGTAATTGATTATGATGCAAACGCTCGCAAGCTTACAAGGGTAGAACTTATCAGCATAGATAATGAGATTAACTTCACACCTTTCATGGGGCCAAGTGGTCCTCTCATACCTGTAGGTCCTGCAGCTATAGGAGCTATGCAGATGTTAGCCATGGGTGGTATCAACACTACTGCTATGATTACCTCTAATGTATTTAGCAATCAAGCTACAGCTCAGGTAATGGGTAGAGGTAATACAATTGTAGGGGGAACTAGATCAGTAATTGTAGGTGATGGAAACATAATTTATGATAATACTATAGTAGGTGATAACCTAAGAGCTTCCACTTTCAACGGTGTACCTGTAGGCATCACTCCGTTATCTTACACTGCTACCTTAACTCAGGTAGGGATAGGTGATCCTATAGCTGAAGTGCTGAATGATACAATAGGTGGTATCACCTGGACACGAGGAGCAGTAGGGGCGTATAAAGGATATTTGGATGGCTACGATATAGGTGATATAATAGTGCCTAAGATAACTGTGCTAATCAATAATGTATTTTATGATGGAATAATATCAGTTAGCTACATAGGTGCAGGTAATTATATTGAAATATACACCTCACAAATTGGTACAGGATACATAGATGGTTACTTATTAAATACAACAATCGAAATTAAATACTACGGATAATGAACGAGGTAATAATCCCTATAAAATTAGCAGGCCTGGGTGAGATGAAGGCTGAGCTTAAGCAGATCAAGAGTGATTTAGTAAATGCTACGGATCCTGCTGAGATAGAAAGATTATCTACTAGGGCAGGTGAGCTTAATCAGAAGCTTAAAGAAACCAACAAAACAATTAAGAACTTTAGTACAGGCTCTACTGTGCAAAAGGTAGGACTTCAAATAGGTGGTATAAAAGATAGCTTAACTAACTTAGACTTTTCTAAAGCTTCTACTCAGGTAACTGCTTTTACAGGTACTCTAGCTAAATTTAAGCCAGCTGATTTAACCAAGGGATTAGGTTCACTTACAAGTGCTGCAGGAAAGCTAGGAGCTCAGATGCTTAAGATGGGCTTGCAGTTACTTGTTAATCCTTATTTTTTATTGGCTGCAGTAATTGTAGGGATAGTGGTAGCTGTAGTTATGTTGCTCAAGTATTTTGGAGTTTTAGAAATTGTCATAAAGGTTATGATGGCTCCTTTGATGTTATTGATTGAAGGTTTCAAGGCTCTCACTGATATGATGGGACTTACCTCTTATGCTGCAGATGAAAATGCTGAGGCTGTCAAAGCTGCTGCTGAGAAAAGCACAGAGGCTAGTAAAAAAAGAAGTGAGCAAATAGGTAACTATTATGACCAAGAGATAGCTATGGCTAGAGCTGCAGGAAAAGATACAGTTGTTCTAGAAATACAAAAATCAAAAGCACTTGAAGCCCAAGCAAAAGTTAGATTAGGTGATGCTCAGAAAACATTAGCGTCAATGGCTCATATGGTAGGTGAAGATGCTGAAAAGGAGAAGCAGGCGTTAAGGGATAAGATTAATGAGGAAAATAATATCATCAGGAGTGCTGATAATGCAAGGGAGGTAATGTATGCAGCCAATGTAAAGAAGGTAGAGGATAATGCTAAGAAGGTAGCAGATAATGCCATTGCTGTTGGTAAGGCTATAAGAGCTAAAAAAGAGGCTGATCAAAAAGAGTATGATACAAATAGACTAAATGCTGAAAGGCAGATTGAAGATTTACGAATAGCTGCTATCAAAGATGATGCTGTAAGAGAGGCAGCAGTACTTAATGAAAAATATGATAGGCTACGTGCTGATTTGTTAAAAGATAAAACTAAGACTGACAAAGAAAAGAAAGACTTAAAAGCAGCGTTTGATTTAGCAGAAGAAAATGAGCAGGCTAAAATTGATGAGGCTAAAAAGAAAAAAGAAAACGAAGCCTTCCAAGCACTCAATGCATTAAAGATAGCTAACATGGTTGAGGGTGAGGCTAAGATAGCAGCACAGCAACAAGTAGCTTATCAGGCTTCTGTTAATGCAGCTAAGGAAAAGTACGGAGCTGATAGTGCACAATTTGCAGAATTTCAAGAGCAGTTACGTCTAGCAGATGAAGCTACTACAAAAGCTAGAGCAGATAAGAAGATAGCAGATCAACAGGCTTTGCTAGACTCACTAAACAATTTAGGCCTAACTGATGACCAACGTAAAATAATGGCTATTGAGGCTCAGTATCTTAAAGAGCAAGAGCTTGCTAATGGTAATGCTGAGACTTTACTAGCCCTAAAGAATAAGTATGATATTGATATTGATAATGCTAACATTGCTGCTGCTAATGCTGAGGTAGAAAATAATAGAAAAGTAAGAGATGCTAAGCTAGCTTTCGCTAAAGATACAGTAGATGGGCTCACCAACTTAGGAGGTTTGCTCATTAAGGATCAGAAGAAACTAGAGAAATTTAACAAGGCATCTGCTCTTATTCAAATAGGCATTGATACTGCTAAGGCTATATCATCTTTAGTAGCAGCTGCTAATATGAACCCTGCTAACTCTGTTACTGGAGGTGGTGCAGGTATAGCACAATTCGCAGCAGGTGTTATTCAGATAGCAACTAACATAGCTAAGGCTAAGCAGTTACTCACATCACCATCTACCCCTGTAACAGCAGGAGGAGGTGACACTGGAGGTGGAGATACTGGTAGCAATACAGCCACGATGATACCTCAGGCAGCTCAGCTGTTTGGCTCATCTAACAATGCTAACACTATGAGTGCAGGAGGATCTACTTCAGATGGTGGTGGTAATATGATGGTCACAGCTGTGGTTAGTGAAACGCAGATAACCAATGTACAGAAAAAAATAAACATGATCAATAAAAACTCAGAGCTATGAATTCCTTACAAGCAATAACCAACAAAATAATAGCATTCTATACAGCCCATAAGCAAGTGTTCAAAGTAGGCACTGACTTTAAAGAACAGCTGTATAACTTTGCTACTCAGAATGAGAAGTATCCTTTGGTGTATATCGTGCCTAGTGGAGTGATCCCTACTGAGAATACTACTGAGTTTACCTTTGATATTTACTGCTATGACATCATACAAAAGGATAGAGCTAATATCATCACTATATTAAGTGACACTCAACAGATACTTAGTGACCTTAATGTGTATTTCAATGATAGCACTGACTATGACTTTGATGTGGTAGGGCTTCCTACCTTTACACCACTTAACAATGATCTATTAGATTACGCTGCAGGCTATCAGATGACTATCACTCTTACTGTCAATGATTGGACTGACTGTGCTGTGCCAATCTAAACAAATCACTTTACTAAACTAATATAGTTATGGCGAATAATACACTACAACAAATAGCAACAAATTTAGGAGTAACAGGTTATGATAATACTAGCCTACTCATAGGTATAGCTGAATACTATGGAGTTGATATTGATAGATCTAAGTGTTTAATGTTTGATATCTTAGAAGCTGCAGGAGGTGATGCTCGTAGATCTAATAACTACATGGAGGATATAGTAGTAACATTAAGAGGTAGTAGAAATTCACTCAATGTTATTCAAGCTTGGGAAAACGCAACAATATAAACTATGGGATGGTGGGGTAATTGGAGACAAACAGCTCCAGCACATATCGGAAATTTACAGGCTACAGATCTACTAGACTGCACATCTATTATAGGTGGGGTGGAAGTTAATAACACTATTACAGGAGCTCAGATAATAGCAGCTGCTAGTGGTGGCTCTAGCCCATATACTACAGTAGGTAATAGTGCAGGCACACCAGTAAACAATTCTACAGCCAACACCATTAGTGCATCTATCCTTATACCTGGCAGTACATTAGTAGCTACTAAAGTATTACAGCTAAGAGCACAAGTAAGAAAGATATCAGGCACAGGTACAAGTAACATAAGATTTTATATTAACACTACCAATAGCTTAGTAGGTGCAACACAAATAGGGCAGGCTCAGAATATGACAGGATCAGGACAGATGCAAAGGGTAGCTAGAGATTTCTATATAGATACAAATTTTCTATTATGCTACTTACCTACTAACCCCATTGCTACAGATCTATCCTCAGGCTCTTCTAGTAGCATATCTTATACACTAGCTAATGCATACTACCTTATAGGAGCAGTGCAAAACTCTACACTTACAGAATTTGCAATAGTAACAAGGCTTAACTTAATGACTTACTAAGATGGCATACGCTAATACAGGAGATTTTAATGTGCTCTATCCTACACGTAGGAGAATGGCTACTATACTTAAAAGGATATTAAGAAACGATATAGTAGATGGTGAAGGTACATTAGTAGAAAGTATCAGGATTAATGCAAGGATTACAGGCTTTGAAAAATTAGAGATACAAATAGTAGCCATGTATTACTTTATATTTCTTAACAATGGTGCTTTCTTATGGAATGGGGGTGTAATTACTCCTAGAGATTACGTAGCACAATTTACTGAGGAACTTTATAACGAAGGTATAACTGCTGAAATTTATTCTCAATATACTGAATGGCTTACTAAGAGATATCCTTTAGTAGAAGCTGTTGAGGTATTAGAAAGGAATCAAAAGTTAGTGTATACATTTGAGGCATTAGATCCTCCTGCAGGATTTACACCTGGCTTCCCTTTAGATGTCTAACTCTTTTTTCATTCCCAACATATTGAACACATAGGTAAGTGGTAGAGCTCCTACTGCTTCAGTTTTAGTGATATCCCCATCAGTGAGACCGTATATCATTCTCTCCCAACTCCACTTGTTATTCTTTACTTCAGCCTCTACCTCTTTTATCTCTTCAGGCTCCATGGCTGCCTTATCCTCTGCTGTTAGATCCTCTTCAGCTTCACCAAATAAATTTTTATACACATCTAGAAAATTCTCCCTAAACTTAAGAAACTCAGACACTATACCATACACATCAGTGATAGGCAAATCTAAAAACTTCTCAGCTCTTATATGGATATCATAGTCATAAGTCTCAAGCACTACCTCACCCCACTCATTGAC